GAGCCTGAGCGGGGGGAAAAGTAGCTAGGGAGGCCGGAAATAATTTCACAGTCTCGTGTACGGACCAAAAAAAGGGCTCCATTGTCCGCGGAGTGCAGCGGTTGCTCAACTGTCAAGAAAGTATGTATTCTGCTTATGAGATTGATAAGGTTATTTATTTTAATGTAATAATCATTAGGGGCAGACTATCTAATATTTAAAACATTTCCATATAGAAAAGATGTCACCAAGATTACCGTTGATCTTTATATTTGACATGGACGCTACCCTGGTAGGTGATAGAGCTCCTTATTCAAAAGCACAAAACTTAAGACGTCATCTTCAACAGTCATGTTTATCAGGTAAAGTGAATCTGGATATCCCTCTTTGCAAGAAACCGCTTGATAAACGATATTACGATGCGGCAGAAATAGATGATCGGTTTTTCCGACCTTTTCTTAAGGAATCTCTAACAGCCATCAAAGAAATGACCCACGGAGACGCTGAATTTTTTATCTTTACTGCTGGATCATATGATAATTCTATTGAAATGGTAAGCATTATTGAGAAAAAAATAGGAATAGCATTTAATCGCCCTATGCTCAGTTATAATAATCTGAGTTTCAATGCTGCCAATAATAATTATGAAAAATCAATAATCCTCAACATTGATACATATGTAAAGAGTCTAATAGCACGCTATCCTGCACTTAAAAATCCAGCGAATGTTGAAACTGTAAAACAGGGGCGAATCATATTCTTTGACGATAGTAACTGGTCAGAGGAAGCCAGTCGCACAAAATTTATCCAAAATATTTCCTACGACTTTTATCCCACGTTTGATCCTCTTGCTGATATTCCTGTGGCAGTCAGAGCGCAACCCATTGTCAAAGAGATGTTGGCATCAAACCTAACGCAACTATCTGGTATCTATTTCATTGAACCAGATGAGAAGATGCCAATTGAACAGCGAAATATGCTCTATCACGTCTTTATGGCTGATTTATACAGAATTGCGATTGATAAACAAGTCAAAGCGGAAAAAGATAAATTCTTCTTCCATTTGATTAAAGCAATTAAACCCTATATCAACAATAAATTGCCCTTTTCTGATAAAACGATGCCAAAAATCCGCGCTTATCTCAAGTCTAATGCAGTTTTGGTTTAATTGCGCGGAAGGTTACAGAGACACGCTTTCCGCGCTGCACGCGCTTACCATCCACCAGATCGCTCTTCCGCGCAGGAATAGAATGCGTCCATTTGTAGCGACTCTCACCCGTCATTATATAGGCGCTCCGCGGCGGCAGCATAATAGAGTGCTTTTCTTCAGATTTTTGTTTTTTGAAATCCATTTGACATGCACTTCCCAACGAAACGGTGATTACCCAGTCCCCAAATTGTTGAGGATCATCCACATGCGCAGAGATTCCTTGCCCTGGAACATATTCATTTACAATGACTTGCAGACTGCTAGGGGCAACATTAATCCCTCCCGCTACGGCGCATTTTTCAAACAAGGTATGTGCCCATTCCGGAATAGGTTTAACTGCGGCGAGAGCTGCTTCTGCCCCTGCATTTTTGTAATTGTAATTATAACGATGTCCATAATGTTGCACCCGCCTCGCCAAAGTGGTATCCCATTCGTTTTCAGAAATCAAGCGAAGCAACTCCTGTTCGCCCTCAGCCGTCATCACATCCGCCACAGAGATTAGTCCAGAAGGCTGTGCCATTTTGTTATTATTTATCATAATCACATAGAATCATTTTTTTATAAGTGTCCTAATAAAATATATTAAAGTAGTGTAGTGTAATGAGTTTAACAGTAATGGAAAAGCAATATTCTAAAAAAGATTTGCTGATCCCAGTGTCTATTACAGAGGACATTATTGAGAATGCACCCGTGTCTTTCAATATTATAGATAAGGCCTCTTCCTATTATAGTAAGTTCTTACATGAATATGATATTTCTGAAATTATAAAGTCGTTGGCACAGCGTTATGGGAAAAATAAACAATACTGTGTTTTATCAAAGGCTGGAAACCTAGATTTAAATGACCCCTTTGTAGGCTTTCATGATTTTATTGTGTTATTAGAACAACAAAAACAAAAAAAGGGCGCGCTTGCAGAAGATCAATTACGTATAAAAGCCGCGCCTATTATTAATTATTTATTAAATGGGACGCATCCAAAGAAAGAGAAAGTCTTCCCTGGGTGGAAACGAGCATTCACAACGAGTAAAAAGAGCCTCTTCTGCGGAATTTTAAGTATAGATTTACCATCGTATGTAGATGTAACTAAATATGTGTGCGGTGGATCCCAACATTATATAGCTTTCGCGTTTGATAAACAAAAACGCACCCTGTATTTATTTGATTCAGCGACGAAAAATTTGATTAAAGAAGACAGTGAAGTTTTTTATATTTTAAAGTTTGCGTTTGAGGCTCTCATGAAAGGCATGACGACGATTCAAGTATATCCGATGGAATTTCAACATATTTTACAACCGGGTGCTGGAGATAAACATGAAGAAGACGAATATAGTTATAATAATCAAAACGTGTTTTGTCACACATGGTCCTTATGGTTTTTAACCCTGTTTATGTGCTTTTATGACTCTGCCCATCCGGATGAAGGTCTTCAATTTATTCGTTCCTTATCACATTCAAATAGTTTATTAAATCTTGCCATGATAAAGCGTTTTGCTTTATGGTTATTTAATATATTAAATGAAGAAGAAATTGATACTAAAAAGTATTTTGCGGTAAGAGCCTATCAACGTGCAGTGGAATTAAACGATATGAAACGCAAGAATGAGATAGTATCTTTTTACATAGAAAAAACATATCCCTGGGTTGGCTTAAAGTATATATATAGTTATAAAAATAAGGAATTTATTTCAGTAGATGCTCTCTGTATTGATAATAAAGTTAAAATGGACATAAACATTCTTGACGACTTATCAACCCTTCGTATTTCTGACTATTTAGAAATACATCGTATGAAGAAATGCCCGCGAGATAAATTGTTAAATATGCATACGAATCGTTGTGTAAAACCCAAAATTAAATAACATCACCCCGGTTAGAACTTAGCTCATTTTTATTTTTTATTTACTAGTATATTATATAGTATCAAACCATGAGTGATGAATTTAAAACAGACAAAGTATTTGGCAGTTATCTTGAAGAATATGTGCCTATACCCGTGATGGCCGCCATGACGGAATATACCGGCAGCGCATATGAACAAATGAACAGGATCCCCCGTCATGGAAAACTAAGAAGCATTTTCACACCACTGTCAAATGGACAGATAGAAGAGGGTCTCACCACCTTTAAAGATAAACTAAACGATATTGCTAAAAATATAGAACGGATAAATGTGATCAAAGAATATTTTAAAGAAAGCAAGCCATACATCCCTTCATTGCGTATGATTTTATATAGAAAGATCCAGACAGAAGCGATTCATAAATTAAAAAAAGAAAAGACCCTCATTGACAAAGGTTTTACTTCTACGACAATGAGTTTATATGTAGCTCCAAATATAGGCACGGTTGGTAACGGTGGTTATACAGTGCGCTTACATATGCTACCGGGTATTCCCTATAAATTATATCCCGTGAAATACCAAAGTGCAGTAAAGTTTGAGGATGAGGTGTTGTTTGATTCAAATATGAAATACTACCTATGCGAAACGAATTATAAAATGCAGATTGTTGTAACCAATCATCATAAATGCGCGGATATTTTGGATTGTATCTTTATTCCCAGTGAATACTCTTATTTACTTGAAGGCGAAGGTGAATGGTATGACCATTGGAATAGTATCATTAATGCCGAAAATAAATACATATTTAATGATATTCTTGCAACAAGATGTTATCGCTATGATATGTTTGTCTTTCATTTTATTCAAGAAATAGAATATCTCATGCAAAAAACCATTTGGAAAAACAGAGAATATACGAAGGAGCCTTTGTTTCAACCGAATGCATTTGACGCCATTGCGAACCGTTTAAAAGAGAATTACGAAAACACCTCTACTACGCATCAATTAACTACGGATCCTTATCTAAAATCTACAGTGGATAATATTATGAGACGTTGTATGGAGTTTGCTGAAAAACTACACAAAAACCATCTTAGATATACACAGGATTGGAGAGCGTTTATTCACGTCAAAGAGGGCGGGGCGGCGGCCGCTTCCGCATTACAAATCCTCGTGGATTTAAAAACACTCTTAAAAGCAGTAGATGGCGCACAGTGTTCAAACGCTGATGGTCTTAAAAAGGAGATTAAACAGTCCATCCGTAATGTAAAAGCATTAGGATATAAAGTATAGTTTTATATTATATAAGGATAACAAATGGTTCATAGTGATGAATTTACAATAGACAAGATATTTGGCAGTTACAAGGATGATTATATAAAAGCAGCTACAGAGCAGGCTTTTCGCGAATATACAGGCTCTGCATATGAAATGATGAACCGAGTCGCCCGTTATGGAAAAATCACGACTTTATTAGCACCTTTATCTGAGAAAGAAAAAGAAGCATCTGTCACCTTAACTGAAAAACGAAAAGATATATCTGCTAACGCTACGCGTGTAGATTCAATAAATGAATATTTTAAATTCAACAAACCATTTATCCCACAATCAAGGATGATTTTATATAGAAAGATCAAAGAAAATAATATTAGTGATTTGCTAGAAAAAGGGACCCTAATTGACAAGAGTTTTACATCCACGACGATGAGTGCGTATATGGCTATAAATATTAATACATTAGATAGGGGCAATAGCACTACAGTGCGCTTACACTTGTTGCCGTTTATTCCCTATAAATTATATCCCATTAAATACTTAAGTGGGGTGCAATCAGAAGAAGAAGTGCTATTTGATTCAAATATGAAATATTATTTATGCAATACGAAGCATTTTATGAAGGTTGGGGACTCCATTCAATCGTGTATGAATGTATTGGATTGTATCTTTATTCCTCAAAAATTTGGTTATTTACTTGAGGGTGAATGGTTTGACCGTTGGAATCGTATCATTAACGCCGAAAACAAATATATTTTTACCGATATTATTCCAATAAACTGTTATCATAGATACGACCGAGCTATATTTCATTTTATTAACGAAATTGAGTATTTTATACAAAAAAATATTTGGGAAAACATGATAGACTATGATACAACACCCCTTATTAATAACCCCTATCTGACAATTAGACCTTTTGCAGAAACTTTAATATCGGATTATGAAGGTCGCTTCTCTACAACGAAGTACGAGTATATTAATTTATACAAAACACTTATCCGTAATAAAATCATAATGCGTTGTATTGAGTTTGCCGAAAATATACCCAAAAAGAACCATTTTAGATATAGATATGATTGGTTAAAGTTTGTATCCGAAAAGAATGTTCATCTCAAAAAGGGTGGGGCGGTGGCGCAGCCAGCACTACAAATCTTAGCCGATTTAAACACCCTCTTAAAAGCAGTAGATGGCGCACAGTGTGCTAACACTGCTGGTCTCAAAAAAGAGATTAAACAGTCCATCCGTAATGTAAAAGCATTGGTGGGAAAACCACTGTCTAGGAGCGCATAACCCTTATGCGGCGTTCTGGTCTTGTTCAATGTTTTCGGTGTGGGATTTGAACATAGACTTACTGTAATAGGGAAGTGTTAGGTTATATAGATCGGTATCCCCATGAGACTGGTCAGATACCCAGATTCTTGAAATACAGTAATTGCGTTTGGGCGAAATAGATATACCACAGATGCTGTTCCAATCATGCACATCTTTTAATAAAATTTCCCCCAGTGTTTTTGAGACTACCTCAAACCAGTAAGGGGCTACTTCATTTTTCCATAGTTTAAAAGATAAACAACCACCGGAGCGATTGTGTTCGTCTTCCCAAATAGGCAGGATATGCTCTCGCATGATAAAAAACATTCCACGATTCCAATACTCTTTTAATGGTTGATATAGTTGAACCCAGTCTTCAATATTGCTAATAGTAGCGATCTGTATGTAGCTATCTATATCCCAATTTGAATTGTCTGGGTCATGAAAATACAGAATCCAACTATCATTAAAAAATAAGTTGGACTCCATACTCTATATGTGAGATATTTGTCTTTAATTGCTTATTGTGGATGGCTTATGGAAATTTTCGCGTTTTTCACGAAATTCGCAGGTAGTTCCCTGAGGGTAAGGTTGAGTGGTAACAAAATGTATTTGATTGTAAAAAATAACACGGGAGGGCTATAACAGCTAAAAACGCCTTATTTATTTGGGTGCCTTTTTCCATAATTTCTTTAGTTTGTCCATATATTTTTTAAACATCGGCATGCATTCACTTACAACGACCACAGTGACGACCTCTTGGGTGGTCTTCTTGATTAAGTTAATATCAAATTCACCTTTCGCGGCACTGGTGATGACTTGGACAATATCTTCCAAGAGGTTCTTCTCCAGAATCATTTTTAAAGCGGCGACCGTAGTAGCGGGGATAATGTCATCATCGGTTCCAGCAATACCATCTGCACCAGCGGCAAGCTTTTCAATAATACGAAAGAGCATTTCCTTTTTCTGTTGCCCAGACATATTGGGAAAGGTCTCCATAATTTCCATGCCCTTCGCAATCAGTTTCGTGGGCGAATCTTTTGAAATTTCTCCTTTTAAAATACCTTCTTGTAAGAGGATAGCAATTTTGCTGGCAATTAGGGCATCCATTCTAATATAGATAAGGATTTAAAAAAAAGGCGCGTTTAAACTTATAACATGTATAAAGTCTTTCTTCAACACCCTGCGGCCACGGTGCCTGCGACCGCTACGGCTGGTAGTGCCGGTTATGATCTAAGTGCTTGTGTGGATGACTGTGTTCCAGCTGGCCGATGGAAAGCCGTAGAGACGGGTGTGGTGGTGCAATTTCCTGCAGATTGCTATCTACGCATTGCTCCCCGTTCGGGTCTTGCCTTTAAGACAGGGATTGATGTATTCGCAGGTGTGATTGATTCTGACTATACAGGGACCATTAAGGTCATTCTTATGAACCATGGCACGGAAGACTTTGAGGTGAAGGTCGGTGACCGTATTGCCCAAATGATTTATGAACGCATTTATAAGCCTGTGCTGCAAGTGGTGGATTCCATGCAAGAACTTACAGCTACGGCACGAGGTGTAGGTGGCTTTGGTAGCACTGGAATGGGAATTTCCACGGGCGATAGCACTGGAATGGGAATTTCCACGGGCGATAGCACTGGAATGGGAATTTCCACGGGCGATGCTGCGATAGAAGCTTGGGCTACTCGTGGGCGGGCAGCCGATGCAGCAACTGATTGGCGAAGCAATGATGGTTATTTTCAAATGTTTCTAAACTCTGGTCGCCAACTAGCTACCGACAAGATAGCCACTGACGTTCAAAACGACATCCAAAAGGTCATGGCAATTAGCGACTAGATACTCGGCGCCCTCATAGACGACCGATATCAAAAGAATGAGGGGCAGTTTATTGGGAACAAAATAACCTATAATGGCAAACAAGATAAAGTGTAAAACGCCCCAGAGTGATAAGATGCACGTTTTTAATTTTCGTTCATCTGTAGGATCCGTGGTTAAGAAATAACCCGTTCCGCGAAACAATGTAATTTTTTTACATATGGGGTGCTCACACGCCACATAACATTTGCCATACAAACGATTGATTAAGGGAGAAGTGCTCGGTTGATTGCTTAAATAATACATGACTTCCACATTGACAAAGCCAATCGCTCCAATCCAGAAGAGCTTTAGATAATCGGTGTCTCCTGTGATACGGTAAGCGCCCCATGCTATAAAGAAAGTAAAGGTGTAGAGCGCGATTCTTAAACGAAAGGTTTTGTCCGTTAGCATGCTCGGTTTCTTTTCTTTTAACCGAAGAATTATTTATCTGGATGATTCAATGGGTTATCGGTAATGTTCATGCCACAGTATTCAACCGGTTTGCTATTAAAGTCCTGGCTGATATAAGCCCCGGTATTAACGGCCTCTTTTAGGATCCATTTAAAATTATCCCAGAATTCAGTGGTATGGCCGACACTCTTGGTAGAGATATGCGCCAATTCGTGGAGAATCACGAACATCATGGTATTTAAATCCACTAATTTCTTGGCAGCGTCTTTGGAACGGATACACAATACGATCTTCTCGCCCTTATTGATGGAGTAGCTCGTATATTTGGCACTCTCGGACCCTTCACTTATTTTATCGGAACGGAAATTCTCCTTCATTCGCACCACACGCTCGTCTTTGGCGAATTGTTTGATCATATGTTCCACGAATTTCTCCAGCTTGGCACGAATGTTCGCAATTAAGTCGGCCGCCTCTTGCTTATCTGGCAGACTTCTCACCAAATATTCTTTTTTATCCACCGTGCTTGTTACGTATTCTACTTCGTTTGAAAAATAGGTGTCCCACACAAGGTAACCCAAAACTAAGGATAAAAGAATGACAACGACTGTTGCCCCGTCCATAGAAAACTCTATACAAAAAACAGATAAAAAATGATTTTGGATTGGATTAAAGAGTAAAAGCACATTAACTACCATACTACATAGAGATGGAGTTCCCTCGTAAGGATAACATCTGCTGGAAGAAGAATAACGCCCCACTGCGGTTTCAGGTATATGATTGGTATGTCCCGGAGGCAGATAAGTCGCTAAAGAAGCTACAGGCCGAGGCGCGTAAGCGGAATGAGCCCGTGGAATATCCGGAGGAAGCGCCAGAGTATGAGATCATTATGTTTGGTTGCACGGATGAAGGTCATTCGGTATGCGCGAAAGTGACGGACTTTGAGCCTTATTTCTATGTAAAATTGCCTGAGGCCATCGCCCGGAAGCAACCCCTTACTGGTTGGATTCAGGAATTTCAAAACTATCTATTGACTGCGAAATATTACGATACGCGCTATAAATATCAGAGGAATATCATTTCTTATAAACTGCGCGACCATCTGGTATCGGTGAAAGAGGTTCGTAAAAAGGAGTTCTATGGATTTACCAACAATGAGGACTTTATCTTCTTGAAGATTACCGTTAAGAGTCTGGCACTCTACAATTGTCTGCGCTTCTTTCTCCAGCGGCCACCCAAAGAGTTTGTGGAACGCTATGGAACCCACCCCTTTGCCCTCTATGAATCCAATCTGGATCCGTTCCTGCGCTTTATCCATCTGCAGAACATTCAACCCTGTGGCTGGGTGGAGCTTCCTGCGGGCTCTTACCATGTTGTAGCCAATGGCTGCGAAGACGATAGTTATTCTCGGGCGAATATCTCAGTGGATGTGACTTATCGCAAAGTAAAGGCGATTGAATCGACCAAGACGGCGCCGATTCTAATCGTATCGTTTGATTTGGAATGTACCAGTAGTCACGGTGACTTTCCAGTGGCGAAAAAGGATTATCAGAAGTTGGCAAAAGACCTGGTGGCCCTGGCGAAAACCAACGAAGTCTTGACGGCGGATGGGCTAAAAGATGTCATTCTGGAAGCATTTGTGAAGGATGTGCCCTTTGAGAATGGCCTGTGTATCCATCGGATGTATCCCATTCATAAAATTGACCCGGTGAAGGTGGGGGCTAAATTGGAGAAAATCCTGCCATCTGTAATGCATAGTATGGAGAAAATCGCGGCGGTCGGTGATGTGGCGGATGGAACCGAAGAGGAGGACGATGAGAAAGTATCCGATGTAAAAGCTTATGCCGAGTTTGAGAGCACGATAAAAGAGCTATTGGATGGCAGTCTCCCCAAGCTGCAAGGAGATGCCATTATCCAGATTGGCACAACGGTGCATCGTTATGGAAGCGATGAGATTATCTATCGCAATATTATTACCCTCAAATCATGCGAACCCATTCCAGGGGCAGATGTGGAGAGCTATTCCACCGAACAAGAAGTATTGATCGCTTGGAAAGGCCTGATTCAGCGTCTGGACCCAGATATTCTTACAGGCTACAATATCTTCGGGTTTGATATGCCCTATGTATGGAATCGGGTAGAGGAACTGTTTGGGAGCGACCATGATTATGGTGTTGGATTTGGACGCCTGACAGAAAGAAATTGCCAGCTCTTGGAACAAAAACTGGCGTCTTCGGCACTGGGTGAGAATTTCATGTATTACTTGGACATTGATGGGGTGGTTTCAGTGGATGTCTATAAAGTCATGCAGCGCGATCATAAGCTGGATTCGTATAAACTGGACTTTGTGGCGGAACAGTTTCTGGGGGATCGCAAGAATGATCTCTCTCCCAATGAAATCTTCAAGAAATATTTGGGCTCGGCGGGCGACCGTAAGGTCATTGCGGAATACTGTATTCAGGATTGTGCGCTGGTGAATCGTCTCTTTCATAAGCTCAAGATTCTAGAGAACAATGTCGGTATGGGTAATGTCTGCAGCGTTCCACTCAGCTATCTCTTTATGCGCGGGCAAGGCATCAAGATCTTCTCGCTCGTTGTGAATGAGTGTCGCAAGAATAACTATGTCATTCCGGTGCTAAAAAGCTTTCGGGAAGATGAGATTGTGGATGAGACTGGGTATGAGGGAGCGATTGTGCTTGACCCAAAGGTGGGTATGTATCTAGAAGATGCAATTACGGTCTTGGATTATGCCTCTCTGTATCCGTCGTCTATGATTGAGCGCAACCTTTCACACGATTGCTATGTTAATGACCCGAAATACGATAATTTGCCAAATGTGGATTATATGACGGTAAAATACGATATCTATGAGGGGGTAGGTGATAAAAAGACGAAAGTTGGCGAGAAGAGCTGTAAGTTTGTGCAGTTGCCAAATGGCGAAAAGGGCATTATCCCGTGTATCTTGCGAATGCTGCTCTCTCAGCGGAAAAATACCCGGAAGAAGATTGAATACGAGACCCTCACCTGTGCGGATGGTCAGCAATATAGTGGCTTGGTGGGCGAGGGCAAGGCCGGTGCTGGCGATACTCTGACGGTCACCAATGTGGATACCAAAGAGA